CCACCTGAAGTTGAGTTTACAATAGCATCAGCATTTGGATCTTTTGTGATTAACTCAAAATATTCATAGTAATTTTCTTTATCTGCAACTCTATATGGTGAGGTATACTTAACTATTCCTAATTGATTGAAATCTAAATCTTGAGTTTGATTTAAATCAAAATTTGATTTTTCTGGAACATAATTGTAAGTATTTCCAATGACATATGGGAATACTGGAACATCATTTTCATCAACAGTACAATAATATGCATATACACCTTTTGGATATTCTGGAGTTACAGCAAATCTTCCATTATTTTCATCTAGTGATCCAGTATTAGTAAATGTAAAGTCTTCAATGCATTCAATATCTGGATTTGGACTTAACTTGTTTCTAGTATACCCACTAGTCATCCTAACTATACTTCCAGTTCCATTAGTAAACTCATATGCATATGGACCATAAATTGGAGCACCATCGTAAGCCCAACCAACAATTGGTGAGTGTGCTGTACTAGTAATTCTAAATGCATCAATTAAATTTGAATCCAAAAAGAAAGTTCCAAAAGTATTTCCAAATTTTGAATATTTTGCCCCAAACAAATTTCCATTTTGTAAATTAGTTAATCCTAGTTTTGTTACTTCATTTAAAGTCCAATTAGAAAGATTTGCTTTTACCTTTAAATTTGAACCCTTTGGTACAACTTTTACAGTTGTATTTGAGGATGCATATCCAACTCCAGCATTGATAATTTTTACATCTATGATTTGATTGTATGAAACTATCCCATTATAAATTTCACCATTGCTAACCACTGCAGATAGTTCTGCACCATATCCTTCACCATCTACTACTAAATCAAAATCATTTACATAGTCAGAACCAGAATTTTTGACAATGACGTCAATAATTTTTCCATCCTCAACCAGAGGTTGAAATTCACCATCAACACCTTCCCTAACTTGAATTAAAGGTCTTCTATGATAATTAACAATATCATCAACACCCAAAAGTTGTTTTGCTGGTTTTGATAAACCTCTTTGAACTTCTACTGATTTTACAGAACCTCTAACTACTGGAACCACTGTAGCACCATATCCAGTGACTGCAGATGAGGTTTCTTTTATTTTTCCTTCTACTATAACTTGAATTTGTGGATATTGAACAAAATAAGTTGTTGCAAAGTCAGTGCCTGAAAAATTGACTATAGTAGTTTTTTCTTCATCCTCAGTTAATCTAAATGAATTATTATCAAGTCTATCAATGTAATAAAGTTGACCAGCATTAATACCAGTAAGTGGAGTTCCTTCTTCAGTTACTTCAACAATATCACCATCTTTATATCCATGATTGTCAAAATAAAATACATTATCAAAAACATTTAAATCATCTGGTCCAAATGAAAGTTTTTTATATTTGAATCCTTTTTGTTCACCTATAAAAGAAACCTCATCAATAATCTGTACTTTCTCTAATGATCTAAATCTTTGAATACCACCACCTGTAGTTCTAATATCAATTAAACTAGTTCCTCCTAATGCATCTGATCTACTGTTTGCAATTCTAAAAGATGTTGCTGATCCAACTGTAGAAACATAATAAACACCTTGATCTAATAGAGTTCCATCATCAACTATAGTTCCAACTCCAATTGGAAAAGTTCCAAGAGTTTCATAAACTATTGCTTCTCCTGGTATGAAAGGATGAATATCTCCAAAATTAAAATAATTATCAGTAGTTCTTACTACAGTGTCTCTTGTAGTAGCATTGAATTCTTTAAGTTTATCAATGCTCCTCATTTTTACTGTAGTGGGAACATCTTTTCTATCTCCCCCAACAACTCTTACAGAAGGAGTGTCTTCATAATCATATCCAGGATTTATAATTCTTAATTCAGTTAATTCTCCTTCCATTTCTGGAAGTAAGAAAGTTTCAGTATCTTCATCTTCATTTGTATTGAATATTCTGAATTCTGGTGGATTTAGCAAGTTATAATTCTCACCACCATTCAAAACATCTACAGTTTCAATTTGTCCATAATGAATTTTATCAAAAGACTTATAGTTTTGAATTTCTACCCCATTAACAAAAATGCCAACAGGACCAGATTCAGTTACTACTCTTTGTTTTTCAAACTGAGGAACTTTTGGTATTTTTTTAAAAGATTTTGATGTGGTAAATTCATTACCATAAATTGGAGAGCTTGCAAGGACTATCTCCTCCAACTTTCCACTTATATTATTGTTTATATCAATTTCAATTAAATTTGTAGAAGTTATTCCTACAGACTCTCTAGTTTCAGAAAGAACAATTACTGTAGGGCTTTTTCTGAATACAAAATAAGTATCTCCAGTATTAAATCCTACACTATTTGTAAAAGATCCAGAAACTGCATATCCAACAACTTTTACTGCCTCTCCAGTGTAAAAATTATGTCCACCAATTAAAGTGGCATCATTTAATTCTGATGCAGAGAATGAAAATTCTTTTACATATGGATTTACTTCATAATCTGGGAGTCCATTTGAAGTGATATAATTGTAATTATTATCAGAATAAGCATCTTGAATGTTTGCTGTATATCTGTCCTGAATGTTATTAAACAGTTTTGTAAATGGAACTGCTTTTGTTTTTTTAAGTTTTCTTTTAAATAGTACTTCTTTTCCTAAAATAGTTTCATCTTCAGGTTTTTGAACACTAAATTCTTTTGATAAAAATGCAGTAACCTGAAGATTTTCCGCATTTAATTGATATTGACCAATATCTTTTACATAAAGATCAAGTAAATCACCATCTTTTAACTTGTGGTCAAATTTAGATAGAACCAATCCATTAGTAATAGAAAATCCTTGTTTATCAAAAGATCTAACTCCAGCATCAATTTCAGTTACAGCCTTTCCACCATAAATTGAAACTGGTAAGTTAAACTTTAATGAATCTGTAAAAACAGTATCTTCAGTTCTTCCAAGATTATCAATTATAATTGGATCTCCTTCTGTAGCAAAAAGTGTGTTTGGAGATTCTACTGATGAGAGAACATTATTAACTCTCATGATAACTGGAGATCCAACATCTCCATCTTCATATGAAAGTACGTAATTAGTTGAGTAAATTAAAGACTTCTGAGAAATAGTTTCAGTAATGGTTTCCTGATTCTGAGTCTTTACATTTAAAAACTGATTATTGGTTTTATTTGTGTAAGTGTATGTATTTTCTCCAATATACAGAAGTCCCTCTTTAGGAAATCCTACAGTGCTATCAACAAAGATTGTATTTCCACCAATAGAAACATTTTCTACGCAATAAGTTTTAAATGTTGGTACAAAATTTCCAGATATTGATCCCTTAGGATTCAAATTATTAGAATATCCAGCAAAAATTCTTATCTTATAATAAGTTTCTCCATTAAGAATAAAAGAGTCTACAGCATATATTGATCCATTAGCATCAGACACTGAATCATTAAAAGGATCATTGGGTTGATATAGAGTTTGTCCTTCAATTTTAAATGGATCTCCACTAACTAGACTGCAAATAAAAGTTTCAGATACAATCCATCTATCATCAGAAGAAGTAAAACAATATTCTCTAGGTCTGATAATTTTTACATTTTCATCATACAAAACTTTAAATAAAATTTTATATGCTTCATCAGTTCCTTTAGACTGATAAAATGTTTTTACTTTGCTTAAAAAATTCTGTGGATTTATATTTGGGTGAAAATCTACTTCCTCAAATCCAGGTGCGTAGAGAGTTTTCTGGTTTTTAAAAAATTCTACTAAAAATAAATTGCTCAAATTGGAAACAGAGTCCCCAGTTAAATGAATTTCACTTTCTGAAGTATTGAAAGATAAAAATTCTGGATTTTCTTCACTAGCTAAAGAATCAATCCCACTAAATCCTCTAATACATCCAGTAAATGAATTTGTGGTTATTCCAGTATATGTTATAATTTCATTATTGATTTTAAGTAGTCCGTACTTTTTAGGCCAACCTCTTGTAGACTCAACTGAAACAGTGTCTCCAAAAAAATCTACATCAGCAGTTAAAGTGGTGGATGTTACTAAATTATCACTATCAAAGGATGAGAAGTTTTTATACGTATCAATGTTTTCAGCAAGATCTGTTGGACCTCCCTGATATTCTTGAGAAATATAGTATTGTTTTAAGAATTCTACAAAATTTGGATTATCGTCAACAATAAAGTCAGGAATTTGACTTTCAATTAAGTCTGAAATTCTTACTTGTGTGGGATTTAGCATCTTAACTTCTTATCTTGGTCTCTGTTGTTAAGTAACTTGATTCTGGTTCAAATCTGCTTCCAGAAGAATTCTCCCCAGAAGAAATAATATCTTTTACTAAACTCAATTTACTTCTACCAACATCAAGTGTTAAATAAATTGATTTTTTGGCAATAACATCATTTGAATATGGAGTTGCCTCAACTTCTATGATGTTATTTGAAAGCACAGTAGAAGATACAGTTATATTATCTATATTGATTTCGCCAGTCATATAATCAACAGTGCCAATATCTTGTTGTTCAACTGTTAAAGTTTCTCCATCAATGGAGAATAGATATAATTTTCCAGTTTTTAAGTCAGTATTTGGAGTATCAGATATGTAGAGCGTTTTTGATGACCCCTCTATTGTAAATCCTGTAGTTCTTATATTATACCCAAGAGGAGACACTGCAAATCTATTTTCATAACATATAATGTATTGTGTTGGTTCATTTATCAATGCACCAACATTTCTTCTAATCTTTACTTTTGTAATGTTTGATGTAATAGACTCAGATGAATTATCTATAACCTTTAAAGATTTACTATACTTAAATCTACCACCAAACTTGTTTAAATCCGTAGAATTTGAAAATAATTCAAGAGACTGGCTAACTTTTGACTTTAAATTGTTTGGAGATCCAACAAAATTGGAATTATAATAAACAGTTGCATCCAATTCTACGTATACTACATTAACATCAACAAATTCTGGTTTAATTCCCGCAATACTATACCTTTTTAAGTCTAAAAGAAGACTTTCTTTAGTTTGTTCAGACAAATATTCCGCATTTTTGGGTTTTGCTGCTATAAAAACTCTTCCAAACTGCGGAGGATCTAATTCTTCTCCCCCATATGCTGTAACTGACTCAATATTTGGATATAAAGTTTGTAAAACTGCCTCAT